CGGGGTATTGGCAGGGAGTTGAAGAAGGCGCAGTGCTCCCGCCTGATTTAACCGGAAAGGCATTATCGGATGTTCTCCAATGGGGATGGGCAACCGGGATTAACGCCGCTGAGAATGGCGCACAGCGCGAAGAAACCGGCGTTTCGGGGCCGCGGGTTATCTCCAGGATCACATTAACGCGAAAAGAAGAAGCGCTATTGCCTGATGTGATGAAGTTTACGGCGTCAATGGGTATTCCCATCAGCTCTGAATCGATGGCGATGATGTTTGTAAAAGGTATGAGTATCAGCTTTGACGGCCAGATGATGCGGTTTGCTGAAGGCGAAGTCAGGCTGGTTGAGACGGAAGACGGACGGGTGCAAAGACAACGCGAGTTTAACGCCCGCAAACAGGAACGCCGCGAAGCACTGCGGCAGCGGATTAATAACATGGGTGAAATGAGGAAAAACTTATCGTGAATATGCGTTTCGGCTCGGTTTGTTCCGGCATTGAGGCGGCCAGCGGGGCATGGGAACCGCTGGGCATGTCCCCCGCGTGGTTCAGTGAAATCGAGAAATTCCCCAGTTCAGTACTGCAATACCACTGGCCGTATGTCAGAAATCTGGGGGATATGACCCGAATTCCCGCCATGATTGCCGAAAATCAGGCCGATGCGCCGGATATTCTGGTCGGCGGGACACCCTGTCAGGCGTTCAGCATTGCAGGCCTGCGTAACGGGCTGGGCGATGAACGGGGACAATTAACCTTATCATTCGTGGAGTTAGCAAATGTCATTGATTCAGTCAGAGCAGCAAACGGCGAACAGCCCAGTATTATCGTCTGGGAAAATGTCCCCGGCGTTCTGTCCAGCAAAGACAATGCCTTTGGCTGCTTTCTTGCAGGACTTGCCGGAGAAGATGAACCGTTGCAGCCATCAGGGGCGAAATGGACAAACGTGGGTTATGTGTCTGGACCACAAAGAGCCGTTGCATGGCGAGTGCTGGACGCTCAATATTTCGGAGTGGCCCAACGACGCCGACGTGTGTTTGTTGTCGCAAGTGCTCGAAAAAACTTCTGTCCCGTCACGGTACTTTTTGAGCCAGGCGGCGTGCGCCGGCATTCTGAACCGCGCAGAACGGCGGGGAAAGAAGTTGCCGGAAATGCTGGAAGCCGCGCTGTTATCGGTAGTCACTGGGACTCAGGGCTAAACCCGCACCCGACGTTAAACCAGAGCCATAACACGGGCGGTATCGGAATGAGCAATCAGGAGATATTTTCACAAAGAGGCAGCGGGCTGGTATCCACCTATCGGCTGCTCTCGTTTGGCGAATACCGGACAGATGATATCTCATCAACATTGAGATCCCGTGATGATAAAAGCGCCACGGATTTGGTGGCGATTGCACTGGCAGGCAATACGATAAACCGGGCGCCCCAGAATGGCGGTAATGGTATCGGCTATCACCCTGAAATTTCCTACACGCTGACTACAACCGATGTTCACGGCGTGAATTATGGCTATGCCGTGCGCCGTTTAACGCCTGTTGAGTGCGAGCGATTACAGGGTTTTCCTGATAATCACACCCAGATCCCGTGGAATGGCAAAACATCAGAAAATTGTCCTGATGGCCATCGTTATCGGGCAATCGGTAATTCTATGGCCGTACCTGTTATGGTGTGGATTGGGAAACGAATTTTAATGCAAATAAAAAATAAAGGGGAATAAATATGCTATATGAAAATCTCATGCTGGACTTGGAAACAATGGGAACGGCGACAGATTCGGCCATTATCTCTATTGGTGCTGTATTTTTTGATCCCGCGACAGGTGAACTCGGGTCAAGTTTTTATAGCCCTGTTGATTTGACATCATCAATGCAATCAGGGGGTGCCGTTGATGGTGATACTATCCGTTGGTGGTTACGTCAGGATAGCGAAGCCAGAGTCGCGATTGCCGTTGATGGCTTGCCTTCTATCACAGAAGTTCTATTCGAACTTGAAGAATTCGTTAATAAGAGCACTAAATACAATACCCACGGATTAAAAGTCTGGGGTAATGGGGCTTCATTTGACAATGTTATCCTGCGTTCTGCCTATGACCGGGAAAAAATAAAACCGCTTTGGCGATGGAATAATGATCGGGACGTCAGGACTATTGTTGAGTTAGGTCGCGTGATTGGGTTTGATCCGAAATATAATATGCCATTTGAAGGGAGCCGCCATAATGCGTTAGATGATGCTATTCATCAGGCGAAATATGTTTCTATTATTTGGCAGAAGTTAATTAACAATAATAACCAAAATGATAATATTGAATGAGGTATCAAAATGAATAACATTACCTTAAATTTAAATACCGAAGTCGTTAATAACATCACAAATAAATTCGATTCGGGTTTATTCGTCTGGCAAGAACGCTGGAAAGCCAATCAATATCACCGAAACCGTTTTTTGCATAAGCGCAGACAGGCCGGGGCTGATTATTATTTCGTGCTGGAAGCTTTAAGTGATGCCTGTCGGACTGGCAGAAATAAGATTTTTATGTCTGATAAAGATTGGCTACAGAATTTTGTTTATAACGTTGCTCAGTATTTTCCTGAACAGCAAACTCACTTAACCGAAAATGCCGAAGATATCCGGTTACTGAAGCTCAGTAATGGCGCTGAAATCCGTTTTTTGCATGAAAACAGTTGCCCTGTCAGCATCAGTGGTGATGTGTATGTGTCGGAATGGGCGTATTCCGATGACCCCATTAAGCTGATACATCTGGCATTGGGGATATCACTGAATACAAAATGGCGAAGAACGTTTTATTCTTCCAGAGATTCAGGTGACAACGGCGAGGCAGCTTATAAGGAATTCTTTACCCGGAATTGCGTCAAAGATGAATCGGCTTTTTTCGATACAGTCACATTGTTTGATGATGTTGAAAATCGCTTAGATGAGGAGCGGATCCGTAACATGTGGTCACCGCAGGCTTTTGAAGAGCTGTTTTTGTGCCGTTTGCCTCATCCACGTTGGTGATCAGGAAGAATAGATTGTAAAAGGAGTAGGGAAAACCTACTCCAATAATTTATTCATTCCATAGAAGTATCATTATCTCTGATTAGAGTCTCTCCACCATTAGCTCCCATAAATGTAGTTTTGATCCTGAATATATTTATTGAGTTAGGCTTGACATTGACTACTAGCGTTTTCAGAAAAGGAAAACAAGCGCCGCCTGATAGAAACTCTCCCAAAATATATTCACCTCTAGGCACATAAAGAGTGACCTTTTCACCAGGCCACAACTCTGCTACTCGAACCCCTTGAAAAAACAAATTAGAAACACATGCGGAATAAATAACTCCCGCATCTCTTTTTACTATTATCTGACTATCACCACGATTCTTATCCCGAACTGATTCCCAATACATTCTCTCAACCGGAACTTCATTTGCTTGAATTGCATCCACTCGTGTTGATTGACAACCAGCTAATACGGAAGATATTCCTAATACAGCGAAAATCAGTAGTTTTTTCATGATAATAGTTCCCTTATTTATAAAAGGAGCGAATTTTATATTTATTTAAAAATACATCAATATCTTTATGAAAAATTGAGAAGCTTTAATAAACCCTGAGTTATGTGGGTTGTATATTTAATGTATTGAAAGCTGTGATTGCAGTACAACTTTATGATTAAGATTGTAAAATTACTGGTTGTGATCACTTCGTTTACAAAGCTGCACAAAAACATCCATTTTGCGCACCAATCTGCAAGATCAAAAAAGGATCTCATCCCCCGCAAAACGCCAGTACAGGCGCCTCTCCGACGATCCCTTGCAGGTGCATAAAAAGCACTGCATTTAGTGGGCAGGCGTGGCGGGGTCATGACTGCGCGCGGCGACGTTTGATGACCGTGTTGACCTCAAATTTCATTATGCAATCATTACTGATGAAACTATATTTTATTCAGGCAAAAAAAAACCGCCACGCAGGCGGCCTCTCAGGCAAGGGAGCGTTATTCTTCATCCTCCAATGAATACCGCTCAAACCGGATCACTTCTTCCCCTAGCCAGTCATTAAGCTGTTTCATCTTGCTTTGCAGCGGCATCAGCTCATTGCGCACAAACACCTTGGCCGCTTTCTCCACATCGCCAAAGCCGCCGGTATTCTGTGGGATAATCCCCATCATCTGCGGCGGCACGCGGTGCGCGGCCAGCATATCGTCACGGCTGACATTCTTGATATTTAAAAACTCATCCTTGGCCGCCGCCTCAGAAAGCGGAATAGTCTGGATGCCGTCTTTTTTACCGCCGGGGGCATACAGAAACAGGTTGCGGAAGTTGCCGGGGCCTTTGCTGTTCTTCAGCGCATCCCGGATATTGTTCACATCGGAAATATTTTGTGAGGCATCACTGATATACAGGATATACCCCGCATGGCTGCCGTTCAGGTAATACTTGCGCCGAAACAGCGTGGCCGATTCATTCAGCAGGGCTGAGGGCAACGCCGCCAGATATTCGGGCAAACCGTACAACTCCTGATTAATGTCGGGTTCAATCAGGTGAAACACCTGTCCCGTCTCGAACGAATACGGCTGGCTCTGATAGCCATAACGCACAAACCAGTAGGTGTCCAGGTCTTCACCGCGCCGGGTGAATTTGGCCGGGCAATGATGCAGACTTAAGGGTTGGCCCAGGCGGTTTTTGCGCAACTCCAGATAAGCATTGCCGAACAGCATAAAATCCAGCGCCCACGAATCGAACGCCTGCCGGCTCAGTAACCGGTGGGAAACAAAGGTGCTGGTCAGAATATTGCGTTTCACATACACCGCGCTGCTGTGGTGCGGGGCTGCCCGGAACGACCGCGCCAGTCCGTTAAAACTGATCGGCGGCTCGTACCAGTTATCAACCAGGGCACACTCCAGATAATCAAACACCTCGCGCTTGTCCAGTACCGGGATCGGGTCGCCAAAGGTGAAGGCTTCCATTGACTGGGCAGGGGTTTTCACCGGCTGGCGTTTTTTACTTTTACGGCTCATTAGTAGACCTCGACGATGTTTCTGTGTTGGGGGGTGTCACCGGTGATCGGTTCGTTAAACAGGGCGTGCATGGTAGCCCAGGCCAGATCGGCATGGCTGGCCTCCTCACTGCGGCTGGCTTCATAGGTCGGGCGGTTGCCGCTGGCGGTGGTCGAACGGCGGATAGCCATAAAACTCTGGGCGATGTCCGTCTGCCCGGCATCAAACTCCAGCCGGCGATGGTTGATGATGTCCCACGCCTTCAGCACCAGGGCGTTTTTGACCGACGGGTTATAGACAAACTCCCGTGCTGCCGGGAAAAACTCTTTGACGTTCTGGTAAACCCCATGCCCGACGCCGGTTGAGTCAATGCCGATATATTCCACATTGTACTGTTCGGTCAGCCGCTGGATGGCGTCCGACTGGGCGCGAAAGTCCATCCCGCGCCACTGGTGGCGCTCCAGAATGCGGAACTTACCGCCCGGCACCCGCGGCGGTGCGATCACCACACAACCGGCACTGTCCCCCTTTTCGCCTCCTTTGGCCGGGTCATAACCGATCCAGACGGGGTTATAACCATACGGGCGCAGCATCAGGGGCTGGACGTCATTCCAGATTTCCCAGCTATCGACCATGCAGCCCTGCATCAGAGGCAGTGAAAAAATGGATTCGATATCGTCCATAAACTCACACATCAGCAGGTTCTGGTACTCGTCGGGGCTGTATTCCAGCCGTAACTGGTCAAGGTCAAACAGGGTACAGCCGCCTTTCACCGCATCTTCAATCGTGACAATCTGCCGCCACTGCCCGTCGGCACACCGCAGGCCGCCGCCCAAAACGTCATGGCTGACATCAATGTCAATGCGATCTGCCTTGGCGCGTCCCCGGTTAATCAGTTTGCCCGACCAGTACGGATAGGCGCTGTGGGTCAGACTGGACGGGGTGGAAAAGTAGGTCATGCGCCAGTGTTTGTGCATCGCCATGCCGGAAGCCACTTTACGTAATTCCTGGAAGCGCGGTATCCAGAAATATTCATCCAGATAGAGGTTGCCGTGATAGCTTTGCGCGGTGCGGGCGTTGGTGCCGAGAAAATACAGTGTCGCCCCGTTGCTCAGGGTGATCGGGTCGCCTTTCAGTTCGACATCCACTTCCCGCGCCATTTCAAGGATGTACTGCTTGAAGACATGCGCCTGTGCCTTACTGGCTGACAGAAAAACCTGATTACGTCCGGTCGTTAAGGCATCCATAAACGCTTCACGGGCGAAAAAGTAGGTCGCGCCGATTTGGCGGGATTTCAGGATATTGCGGATACGGTGTTTATGTCCCTCGTCATACCAGACTTTCTGATAACCGAACATGTTTGCCTGAAAAAGCGTTTCCAGCTTTTCGATCTGTTCGTCGCTAAAGACGTTCTTTTCCGGTGCTTTACGTTCGCCCTTGTTACGGTTGGCCACCTTCGGGTTCAGGTCGGCTTCATTGCCGCCGTTACTGTACTTGTTAATCCGCGCCTGCCGCTCTAACTGGCGGTGCAGCAGGTCGATTTCCTTAAAGTCCTTGCCCTCTTTCTGCTCCTTGGCGATCAGTTTACACAGCCGTACCTCCAGGGACAGTTCGACCCGCTCAAACGGGGTCACGTCATCCCATTTGTCGCGGCGTTTCCAGCTATGGATAGTGGCCGATTTCTCATTGAGCATTTCCGCAATACGCGCGACCCGATACCCGTTGAAATACAGGTGCATCGCGTGTTTTCGGGGATCTAAGTCGTTTATCGTTTTCATGCCGCCAGACTACAGACCCGTTCGCGATTTCTCCGTGCCTGCCCTTTGTGCCAGCCCCGGCACAACCGCCTTTTATTGTTTCCCCGGCGCGACGACACAAACTAAGAGGCCATGACTGACCCATATAACCGGGGCTTACAATGCCGAAGAAATCCAAACCGTTTCGTATCTGTGTGGAAGGCGCCACCACCGACGGGCGCAAAATCCAGCGTGACTGGCTGACCCAAATTGCGGATAACTACAACCCGACCACCTATGGCGCCCGCATCAACCAGGAGCATTACAATTATTCATGGAGTCCGCGCTTCGGGGATGTGGAATCCGTCTACACCGAAGAAATCAAGGACGGCGCACTGGCCGGCAAGCTGGGGCTGTACGGGATCCTCTCCCCGACAGAAGAACTGATTGAGCTGAACCGCAAGCGCCAGAAAGTTTATACCTCGGCCGAGATCAACCTGGACTTTGCTGACTCCGGCGCCGCGTATCTGGTGGGACTGGCCGTCACTGACAGCCCGGCCAGCCTCGGCACCGAGATGTTACAGTTCAGTGCCGGCGCGGCTATCAATCCGCTCAATGGCCGCAAGCAGCACGCTGACAACCTGTTTACCGCCGCCGAAGAGACGGTACTCGAATTTATTGATTTACCCGAAGAAAGTGACAAGCCCTCACTCTTTTCCCGTGTCCAGACGTTCTTCCAGAAAAAACAGCAATCTGACGATGCCCGCTTTAACGATGTCTATCAGGCGGTTGAACTGTGTGCCAAAGAGCAGCAGGCCACGGCGGACACCGTGAGCGCATTTTCTCAACAAATCGACGAAGTGGTTGACCTCAAACAGAAACAGACCGCACTTGAAACCCGGTTGAATGACTTAACCACGCAATTGAGTCAGCAAGACAGTAAACCAAACCAGCGCCCTGTTTCACTGGGATCGCAGAACGCCGACACCCCGGCCACTGAACACCTGACCAACTGCTAAAGGAACCCAGCCCCATGAAGAACGAAACCCGATTTAAATTTAATGCATACATGACGCGACTGGGCGAAATCCACGGCGTTGAGGCCAGCGCCTTTAGCGGCAAGGTGCAGATCGAACCGTCCGTGGCGCAGACACTGGAAGACGAGATCCAGCAAAGCGCCGACTTCCTGCAAAAGGTCAATGTGCTTCCGGTCAGCGAACAATCCGGCCAGGCGATTGGCTTAGGGGTCGGCTCCACCATTGCCGGCACCACCGACACCGACAGCCAAGACCGTGAAACCACCGATCCGACCCGCCTGACGGCGATTGAATACAAGTGCGAGCAAACGAACTTTGATACCAGTCTCAGTTACGCCAAGCTCGATTTGTGGGCGAAGTTTCAGGATTTCCAGTTACGTATCCGTAACGCCATCATTCGCCGCCAGGCGCTTGACCGCATCATGATCGGCTGGAACGGCATCAAGCGCGAAAAAAGCTCCAACCGCACGAAATACCCGATGCTGGAAGATGTGAATCTCGGCTGGCTGGAAAAAATCCGCCGGGATGCGCCCACCCATGTCATGAGCAGCATCATTGACGAAAACGGCAAAGTGACTGCCACGGTGATCCGGGTCGGTGAGGGCGGTGATTTCAATAACCTGGACGCGCTGGTGATGGATACAGTCAACAACGCCATTGACCCCGAATATCAGGACGACACCGAACTGGTGGTGATTTGTGGCCGTGAACTGTTGGCCGACAAATACTTCCCGCTGGTCAACCAATCCCAGCCTAACAGCGAGAAAATGGCCGCAGACGTGATTATCAGCCAGAAACGCATCGGCAACCTGCCGGCAATACGGGTGCCGTACTTCCCGCCCAAGGCGCTGTTGATCTCCCGTCTGGATAACCTGTCTGTCTACTATCAGGAAGGCACCCGCCGCCGCTCGGTGCTGGATAACCCCAAACGGGATCGCATCGAAAACTACGAATCGGTCAATGAAGCGTATGTGGTTGAAGACTATCGCGGGGTGGCCCTGATTGAAAATATCGAGATGCTGCCGGCGAAAAGCCCGACCGCACCGCCGCAGACGGTCAGTGCCGTGATTGAAAAAGACCGGGTCAACGACAATGAAAATGACCCTGTCAAAGACAACCAGGATCAGTAATGACCAGCCCGTGGCAACGTCACCGGATGCGTGAGCAGGCCAGAGAAGCCGCCCAACTGAGCGGCCCCGCCCTGCAAAACAATGGCGGCTATAACCAGATGCTGCTGATGCTGGGGCAACACCGCCAACAGTTAAAGCGCATTCAGTCGATGGAGAGTAAGGCCGCGTTAAAGCGCAAATTACTGCCCCATTATGCCCCGTGGGTAACGGGGGTGTTACAGGCCGGTAATGGCGTCCAGGACGATGTGCTGATGTATATCATGCTGTGGCGCATTGATGCCGGGGAGTATGACGGCGCATTGGATATTGCCGGCTATGCCCTGCAATACCATCTCACCATGCCGCAGGGGCATAATCGCACCACGGGCTGCGCTGTAGCGGAAGAAATCGCCGATGCCGCCCAGCGCGGCTATACCGCCAAATCACCCCTGCCCCTGGCTACACTGGAGCGGGCGATCACCCTGACCCACGAGCAGGATATGCCCGACGAAGTGCGGGCAGAGTTGTACAAATGGCTCGGCTACAGCCAGCGGGACAATGACCAGCCACAACCGGCTTATTGCTCACTGAGCCGGGCGCTCGAACTGAACAACCGTGTGGGCGTGAAAAAAGATTTGGAGCAGCTCGCCAGAGTGATCCGCAATCAGAACACCCACACTTAACGAACATGCCAACGCGCTAGGGCGGCACGGGGTGGCGACAGTCTCAAAACCCCGTCCACCGCCCACCTAACTTAAGGTGACCGTATGGATTTTATTGCCCCCGAACCCGCCAAAGATGCCGCTCTGACTATCAGCAGCGATCCGTTTTATCCGGCCATCGAAATGGGGCGTTACCGGGACGACATGCGCACCGACGGTACGGTAACAACACCCCGCTTAAAGCAGGCCATCGCCAATGCGATTGTTGAGGTTAACCGCGAGCTGAACCCCTGGCGGCGGCTGAATATTGCCAGGGGGTATGCCACGTTAGCCGCCATTCCGGCCGGTCTTATCGATCAGGAAAGCGAACTCGTTTATCTCTATCACCGCGCCGTGTTCTGCCTGACCAAAGCCAGCCTGACCGAACGCTACCGCGATATCGACACCACCCAACCCGGCACGAAAAAGGCCGAGTCGATGGAAACCACCATTGACGACCTGTGGCGCGATGCGCAATGGGCGCTGCGCCGGATACAGGGGCAGGATCATGTGATGGTGGAGCTGATTTGATGCGGGTACGCGCACAACAATATGACACCGTGGACGCCCTTTGCTGGCGCCACTATGGACGCACACAGGGCGTCACTGAGCAGGTACTTGATGCCAATCCCGGTCTGGCCGATTGCGGGGCTATCCTGCCCCACGGCACTGAGATTGAACTGCCGGACATTGTCCCCGCTCCCGTGACACCGATGATTCAATTATGGGATTAGAACATGGACAAACAACCTGATGTATGGGTCGAACTGCTCAATGGCCTGCAAAATTCGTGGCCGCAGATCTCCGGCTCTCTTTTGGCCACAGTGATTTGTTACGGACGCTTGATTTATGACGGCGTAGAACGCAAGAACCGATGGGTTGAAGCGCTGCTCTGTGGTGCCTTGTCATGGAGTGCGTCCAGCGGGTTAGAGATATTCGGTATTCCGGGGAGTTTTGCCCCGGCAATCGGAGGGGCCATTGGATTTATGGGGGTTGAGAAAATACGGGGTATCGCTATCCGTGCTATCAACAAACGGATCGGGGGGCAGAATGAATAACTTTACCTTCAGCCAGCGCAGTGAAAATAACCTCAAGGGCGTCCATCCTGATTTGGTGGCGGTCGTTCGTCGTGCGCTTATCTTATCTCCGGTTGATTTCACTGTAATTGAAGGCCTCAGAACGCTTGAGCGTCAAAAGCAGTTATTCGCTGCAAAGAAAAGCCGGACAATGAACTCTCGTCATCTGACCGGCCATGCGGTTGACCTGCTTCCGGTAGGGGCTGACTGGAATGATTATACCTGTTGGCTTCCGGTATTAAATGCCCTGCATCAAGCCGGTGAAGCGCGAGGAATAAAACTGCGGTTTGGCATAACCTGGACGAACAACCCCCATGATAAGCCGGCTAAATTTCTGGATGCGCCCCATATTGAGATACCGGTATGAAATTTAACAGCCAATATTTCACCCTTGGCGCTCTGATTATCGTCTCCGGCTTGCTTTGGCTCTCCCGTTATCAGTATCAGGAAAAAGTCAAAGCCTATGACGGGCTGGAGACTCAGTATACGAATCAGCAGGCCATTACCGGCAACGCTTTCCAATCCATCAGGATAATCAATGATATCTCACGAATTAATCGCGAAAGCCAGGATCGGTCAGCCGTGGATTCTGAGCAAACCAAGACGGCCATCAAAACGGTTGTTGTCAATCATGACTGCGCCAATCGCCTGGTGCCTGATGGGGCTGTTATCCGGTTGCAGCAGCACACGAACCGAATACGTGCCGGTGCCACCGATACCGATCCCGGCACATCTGCTCGCGGACTGTCTGTCTCCAGCCCTACCCGACATAATGACATGGAGTGACAGTCTGCTGCTGAATGTACAGTTACTGACGGTCATTGAGCAGTGCAATCTGGATAAACAGGCTATCCGGCAAATCGAACAGACCAGACAGGTGCCCCATGAATAAACCCCGATTACTGCGGGAACGGCTCACGGAAAAAATTAACTACCTGCGTGACAACCCCGAATATCTGCATGTGTATGTTGAAGACGGCACCGTGCTGGCAACCATGGCGCCGCCACTGTCTTACGAATACGAGTACACGCTCAACCTGATTATTGAAGCCTATCCGGGCGATCAGGATATCCTGATGGCGGTAGTCGGGCACTGGCTACGTGAGCACCAGCCGGATATCTTCGCCAATCCCGATAACCGTCGTAGCGGCTTTACCTTTGATGTCAATATTCTCAATGACACCACCGCCGATATCAGTATTGATCTCAAATTGACTGAACGGGTACAAATCACCCAGCAAGGTGACGCCAGCACCGTGACCGCCCTCCCTGAACCCGAAAACCCGTTTGACCGGTGGTGACATGGAAAACGACGAACTTCACCCTCTGGACACCGCACTGGCCGCCCTGCTGACCCGGCTTTCCCCTGCCAGTCGCAAGCAACTGGCCCGTGATATCGCCCGGGACTTGCGGCAAAGCCAGATGCAGCGCATCCGCTCACAACGTAATCCCGACGGCAGCCGATTCACTCAGCGTAAGGCGAAGATCCTCACCGTACAGCGCGGGATGAAGTTTGTCTGGCGCGGGGAAACCCGTACCCTGAAAAACTGGCAGACCCGCAAAGGTAAAAACGGCCAGGTGATCACGGGCTATGATACCGACCGTAAAGCGGTTCGCAGCTTCTACAAAAACGATATCCAACGCAGGCTGGAAGTCAAAATCGACCGCATCAACACCCGCAAGGCCAGCAAAAAGACCCGTATGTTTAAGAAGCTGGCGACAGCCCGCTACCTGCGCCTGTCCGCTAATGACCGGGAAGCCGTGATCTTCTTCGCGCCGAAAGTGGCTCCTGTAGCCCGTGTACACCAGTTCGGCTTAAAGGAGCGGATGCGGGGCAAAAACATGACGGTCAAATACCCTGAACGTCGGTTGCTGGGACTGACCCCGCAGGATATCCAGCATATCGAAGAACAAATTCTTTCCCACCTTACCCGCTGATGTGTGCCAGCGCAGACACAAACCCTATTACGTGCAGACAGAAATCTTTGGTGACATGTTGTAGGCATGAACACACAATTAACCGAACTGCTGCGCCGGCTGCGCAACCTGATCCGGATTGGCATCATCACCCAGGTGGATACCCCGCGGGGACTGTGCCGGGTCAGGACAGGTAACCTTGAAACCGACTGGCTGCACTGGCTGACCGCCAGAGCGGGACACACCCGTACCTGGTGGGCGCCGAGTGTGGATGAGCAGGTATTATTGCTGTCCATCGGCGGCGACCTGACCACCGCGTTTGTCCTGCCGGCCATTTTTTCCGATGAATTCCCCGCCCCGTCGGCGTCTCCTGAAGCGGCGCACATTCGTTTTCCTGATGGCGCGGTGATGGAATATGAACCACAATCCGGCGCATTGACCGTCACAGGCATTCAAACCGCCACCGTGACGGCCTCAGTCTCTGGCCATATTACCGCCCCGGAAATCACCTGTGTTGCCCGCACCCGGATCACGCTGGAGACACCGGAGGTCATCTGTACGCAGCTCATGAGTACGGGCAACCTGATCGTGCGCAACGGCGGCAAAATGACGGGCAATATTGAACACACCGGCGGCACATTCAGTTCCAACGGCGTGGTTGTGGATACCCATCAACACACGGGCGTCCGGTCAGGGGGTGACACATCAGGCGGCCCCGTCTGATGAGGTATCTCGGCATGAACCGACAAACAGGTGAGCAGCTGACTGATATCGCCCATATCCGCCAGTCGGTCAGTGACATCCTGCTGACCCCGGTCGGGAGTCGCCTTGCCCGCCGCCAATACGGTTCGCTGTTGTCTGAACTGATTGATGCCCCGCAAAATGCCACGCTGCGCCTACAACTGATGGCCGCCTGTTATACCGCCATCCGGCAATGGGAACCCCGTATTATTCTGACCGCCATCACCGTCAATCAGGGTACGGCCGGACAGACTACCGTTGATATTCACGGCTATTACCAGCCGTCCCGCGATCCAATCACGTTTTCCGTCCCTGTGAGGTGAGACTATGCCAACCCTCGACTTAAGCCTGTTACCCCCGCCAGATGTCGTCGAACCGCTGGATTTTGAAACCCTGTTTGCCGAACGCAAAGCCCGGCTAATCTCCCTGACCCCACCGGCGCAGCGAGAGGCCCTCACCCGCACACTGGCGCTGGAATCGGAGCCTGTCACCAAGCTGTTACAGGAAAATGCCTACCGTGAATTACTTTTGCGCCAGCGCATCAATGAAGCGGCACGGGCGGCGATGGTCGCCTATGCCAAAGGCAGCGACTTAGACCAGCTCGGCGCCAATAACCATGTGCGACGTTTGGTCTTGCAGCCTGCCAACAATAACGCCGTGCCGCCTGTCCCTGCCGTGATGGAATCGGACGCGGATTTTCGGGTTCGTATTCCGCAGGCGTTTGAGGGCTTGAGTGTCGCGGGGCCGGTGGCCTCTTACGAATACTACGCACGCAGTGCGGACGGCCGGGTGGCCGATGCCTCGGTCATCAGTCCCGCCCCGGCGTATGTCACGGTCAGCATCTTATCCCGTGACGGGAACGGGGCGGCCAGTGATGAACTGATCGCCGTCGTTAATACCGCCCTGAATGATGAGGACGTGCGCCCCGTTGCCGATCGCCTGACTGTGCAGTCCGCCAAAATAGTGAATTATGAAATTGATGCGGTGCTGTACCTCTACCCCACACCGGAGTATGAGCCGATATTGCAGGATGTGCAGGCACGGCTGGCCCGCTACACGGCGGAACAGCACCGGATTGGCCGCGATATCGTACGCAGTGCCATCTTTGCCGCCCTGCATGCCCCCGGCGTCCAGCGTGTTGACCTGAAAACACCGGCTAAAGACATGGTGCTGGATAAAACCCAGGCCAGTTTTTGCACCCGTTCGGAGGTCATCATTGGGGGTTCCGATGAATAACCGCCTGCTGCCTGTCGGCTCTTCCCCGCTGGAACTGGCCGCCGCTGAAGCGCTCGCCAGTCTGGCCGATATTCCCGTCCCCCTTCGTGATCTGTGGCATCCGGATCGCTGTCCGGTGAAATGGTTACCCTATCTGGCGTGGGCGTGGTCAGTTGACCGCTGGGATATGGACTGGCCGGAGCGTGTCAAACGGGAGTCGATTAACGCCGCGATGTTCGTCCATAAGCACAAGGGGACTATCGGCGCCATCCGCCGGGTGGTAGAGCCGTTCGGTTACTTAATCCGCGTGATTGAATGGTGGCAAAACCAAGATCCGCCCGGCACCTTCCGGCTGGATATCGGCGTGATGGACACCGGCATCACAGAATCCACCTATTTTGAGCTGGAACGGCTGATTTTTGATGCCAAACCTGCCTCTCGGCATCTGGTCGGCATGTCTATTCAATTGGAAACCGGCGGTGCCGCCTATTGTGCCGCGGCCAGCTATGACGGCGATATCTTAACCGTTTATCCCTATGTACCTGAATTAATCACTGTCACCGGCACGGATGTGATCGGTGTGGGTGTGCATATTATTGATGATGTGAGGATTGAATCATGAGTACCCGATTTTTTGCACTGTTAACCCGTCTGGGTGCGGACAAACTGGCGAACGCGGCCGCACTGGGGACAAAAATAGAAATTACCCAGATGGCCGTGGGGGATGGCGGCGGCAGTCTGCCTACACCCCATACGACACAAGTCCAACTCATTAACGAGCGTCGCCGCGCGGCGATTAATGTCCTGAGTATTGACCCCAAAAACACAAACCAGATTATTGCCGAGCAGGTGATACCGGAAAGTGAGGGGGGTTGGTGGATACGGGAAATCGGCCTGTTTGATAAGGACGGTATTCTGATTGCGGTCGGCAACTGCGCCGAAACCT